TACAATACATTTCTGGCGAAATCAATAAAAAGTTCAAGTAGGATTGATACGTTTGATAACCTAAATCCCATATTTTTTTTAATGTTGGCGATTGAATATTGCCTATATTTGTTTTAATTGGAAAAGGTGATATAAGTTCAAAATATTTTAATTTCAAATAGTACACCTACTTTCCATATTTGAAATCAGCTATTGTATAAATTAGTTGTCTACCATAAGTTATTTTATTTGGGTAAACGTAACTCACTGAGTCTAAATGCAACTTACCAATTCCAAAATCATCTGAATCACGTAATGTTTCTTCTACCATATCAGCTAATATATCAACTCTATCATCGCTGCCATGATAACCCTTTTTAGTATAGCCTGATACTTGCATAATATCTTTATGACAAAAACACCATATACAAATAGTTACATCCTTAATTGTTGCCGTTGGTATTCTCGGTATATTTACCTCATAACATATATATGATTTTGTCTCAATCTGTGTTTCATCTACATAAAGATAAGGAAATATCTGTTGATAAACTACATGATTTTTTTGTTGCAGAGTATAATTTTTACCTAGTAATAATTCCATAATGTCAGAATTTTTAAGAAGGGCATTAGTAATTGTAGATTTGCATTTTCCAATATCTTTTAATATTTGTGCCATTAATATCCCTCCATAATATTGATTATTTTATCAGCCAATACAGAATTATCTTTATCAAGAATCTTTAAAATAAAGGTTTCATCTATTAAGGAATCGTCAGTTATTAATAGCTGAATACTATTATTTTTAATGACTTTATTCAAATTAAAATCTGCTTCAATATTCCACGTATAATCTAAATAATCAATAGATTCATCATTCTTATCTTTGAATGTTACGTTCCAAATATTTTCTTGATTAATATGTATAAAATCATCACCAATAATTTGAGCTTGTATATCATTTTCGGAATCATCATTATTATTAGTAAATTTAGATACATAATTACAAATCCATACTTCATTTCCATCATCCAATTGAACTTTTTTATCAGTACTTGGATTGAAAACATTAAATGAAAATGTAAGCAATATTAAACCACCTTTACCAATATCTTGATAATCATATAACGAAACTTTTCGATTAGTTAGTTCATATACATCGGGCGATACTGAGTCCTGAAAATCACATACAAATCGCATTCCTCTTGTTAGTTTTTTGGTATCTTCATCAATAGAAATATATACGCCATATTGGTTATCACCAAATGTTACTGTATTATTACTTGATTCACCATTTGAATATTTAGTAAAATCTTCTATATAAACATGTTTACTAACAATTTTGCCTTCTGCATTTTGCCAATATAATATCTGATTACATTCAGTCATCGTTCCTTGAGTTCTAATACTTTTATTTGTATCAACTTCTTTAATAATCCAGTATGAATTCTGCCAGAACACAATTTGTCCGATCTTGAAACTTTCATCAGGACGTGATTTTATTTTTTTTGTATATTCATCATTAGTTTCTATGATAGTTAAATCCTGTCTTACATCATCTATTAAAACAGTATAAGCATCTAATGGTTTGGTAAAATCTCTATTTAAGTCATTTTTTACAATATTCCTTTGGACTTCTTGATAGGATTTTGTGCCATATGCATTCTGAATTTTTCGGTAATAATCTATATCTATCATAATTATCACCTCTATTCTTCATACTGTGCATAATTTATCATTTTTCGTTTGCCAGTTTTTCTATCTCTACTATTGTATTGAGACATTGCAACTTCATTGTTATACTTCAAAGTATTATACATATCCATGAATGTTTTTCTTTCATTTGATGGAGCATATAATGCTTTAATATCTGTAGAACTGAGAATATTAATCATTGATTTTAATGTAGCAATATCTCTTGATATATATACTTCATACATTAAATCAGCGAGTAAATTAATTTCCTCATTCGTAAGATCTTCGCTTATCATTTCCACCTCATCATCCAATTCAAGGTCAAAATCTAATGTGCAATTTCTTTTTAAAATAGAGACAGCTTCATTGAGATAATTTTTTGCACGTTTCTTTGCAATTTCCAATGCTTCATCGGCAGTTATTTTATAATAACTGAAAAAATTGGCATCTTCTTCAATTCTATTAAAGAACGGTACATATAATTGTTCATAAGATGTCATAATAAGCCTCCATATATTTTATTTAGTTGTCTTGGCAGGTCTACCAGGTTTCTTTTTAACAACTGATTTTTCAGACTCTACAGCATTTTCATTTACTTTCTTCTGTGAAGCTAAAAACTCAGCCATCATCGCCTGCATTTCATTTAACTGATTCTGTAAAACTTCATTTTGTTTCTTTAATCCATCTACTTCATCAGTAGAGACACTAGATACTGCATCTCTTGCCTTTATAACAATCTGTGTATTTCTAATACCATTTCTTAACTCATTACCACGAGCCTCAATTATCTTTTCTACTCTAAGAGAGATGTCGTCATTAGTTGTATTCTTTAACCTAATAAATACACCACGAATCCTATCGAAAATACCACTATCTTTAACACTTACAAGTTTTGTGAGTCCTTCCATTGTTGGATGTAAAATGATATTTTCAATCTGTTTGATAGTAAGTAGACTTTCCCAATTAGGGATTCTTAAATAGTCCTCATACATTTCTTTCTCTATATCTTCTGGAAATCTCAATATGCCTGACTTGAAAGCCATAGAATTAGCATTTGCATATAAAATCTCATCTAAAGTAAGAGGTAATATTGTTGGATTATCACTATCAATTGCAGGTTCAATAGCATAACTATCATGTTTTGTTGATATTACAACGGTACTTGAGTTATAATTTAATACATTAATCGTTTTCATATCTTTAATCATGTTCAATCATCCTTTTCTTAAAAATAGGAGAGGATAGCACCTCTCCTAAAAATATTTGTTTTATTTTGCCATTGTAATCTTAGCAAGTTTATCAATATCGGTAATGCAATAACCATACTCGAAGCCTGTAAGCTTAACACTTACTTTCTCCTCATTGTTATCCAGTGTCTCATATACACGAATATCACCTTTCTGATCAAGAGTACCAATCTTACCAGCAATTCCGAAAATCTTCTTGTCTGGAAGAAGTTTCTCACCAGAAACAAGCTTCTTTGCACCAGAAATAGATGCAATATTAATTCCATCGTTAAACTTAACAAGACCATAACGGTTGAAGTCATTCTTCATATTCTCTGAGAGATACTGTGTAGCACCAGACATTCTACCAAGAGCCTGTGCATACTTTGAAAGAGATACTGCAACTGGTGAAGAATCTCTGTCAAGAAGATAGAGACTAAAAGCATCCCATGAAGTAAGAGTAGGAGCTGCACCTGTCTCTTTAATATCCTGCTCACCACCAGTAATTGCATTATCTACTGCTGTGAAAATATCATAGAACTGCTTATTTCTAAGTGCCTCAACAGCATAGTTTGTAAGTAATGCCACTGACTTGAATCCATTTCTTCTCATCTCAATGTACGGAAGCTCAAACTCAGCCTGTGCATGTTTCCATGTTGGCTTCAGTGACTCAAAGTCGATGTAAGACTTATCAACATTACCACCGATAACTGCATCATATGCTTCAATAGTATTCTTTGGTGTCTTATCTACCATATAGTCATCAAACTCGCCAACTGTACCTCTATCGAAAATAGAATCAAGTAATTCATCAGGCGCATTGTATACTTCATCTGTTACTGTACGTCTAATGAATGAGGCGATTTCACAATCCTTGTCATTTCCATTAGTTGCGATCTCTTTTACCCAAGCATCGCAAACATCTGATACCTCTTTCTCCTCAGCAGAAAGATTTCTATTGTATGTAATTTTCTGAGCGATGTCAAACATCTGACCATCTTTGTTCATTAATTCAGCAATTTCTGTCTTTAACATTTTATTTCCTCCGTAATTATTTTTAGGCATAAAAATAACAGCCTTATATAGACTGTTAAAATGCCAATATATTTAGTTAATTAGATTTACTCTACGACCTCAATAACATCTAACTGATGTCTATCAATCTTTTTCTTTCCACGATATACAAAACGTGTAGCTGTCTCAGACTTAGCAAACTTACCATCTGTACCAACTGCAAGATAATCGCCAACAGCAGCACCCTCTGTAATCTGATCTGTTGCATATCTCTCAGCCTTCTCAGGTGATACAAGCTTAACACCCTCACCAGCCTTGATATTCATGAACATATCCTCATAATCTGAAAACTCGCCAAGTCCTGCGTAGATTCCTTCAGCTCTTTTTTCTTTTGTTACAAAGAACACACCCTTATCAGTAGCTTCACCAGGGAATTTTACTTCATTCTTTGTATAATCTTTTACAACACCCATACCAACTACCATTGCAGAAGCAGCAGTGTTCATAGCGTCATAAACTTTACCTGTCTTTGTCTGTAATTCTCTTAACATAGTTAAATTTTCCTCCTTTAATTTCTGCCTAAATAGCTATTCATAATTGACTTTACATCAATTTCTTCATCTTCTAAACCATTAAGATTTGTAGATGCTGTTTCTGTTGTATCAGTCTTTGTCTCTGTTTCTGATACTTCCGTAGATACTTCACTAAGAGAAGCGATATATCTATCTGCAAGAACTGCTTTAAGAGATTTATCATCAAGGTTGTCTACATATCCCTTTAACTCCTCAGAACTTTCAATTTCTTCTTTTGTGATAAGTCCTGATTTTGTAATTGATGATACGAGTTTTTCCTTTTTATCATTTAACTCATTGGCAATTCTTTCCTGTTCTGCCTGCTCAAATTTTTCCTTAAATGGTGTAAGTTCACTGATAGAAGTTTTTAAATTTGTAATTTCCTCGCCAGCTTTGATAATTGCCTCATCCTTTGAAGCAATGGTTGATTCCATTTCAGCAATCTTTGTATTTACCTCAGAAATACCAACTGAAAGTCTTACATTTTCTGGCTCTGAAAGGGTAACAGTATCATTCTCAACTGTGTAAGTAAATTTTACTAAATCAAGTTCAGATTCACGATTATCTGTTTCAATCCATACTTCTTTTTCAATTGGGAAATTAAAAGCTATCCAACACCATGTTCCTAATTTCTGTTTAGCAGCTTCACGAATCTTACGTCTTAAATCATCTTCTGTAAGCTGTGAAATTTCTGTCTCATTTGATTTCTCAGAATTAGTATTAGTCTCAGTAGAAGTTTCTGTATCCTTCTCTGTTGCCGTATTATCAACAGGAGTATCGACAACAGGTGTTTCTACTGTTTCCTCTGCTATCTGAGTCTCTTTCTCATTCTGCAAAATATTTTCCTCCTTTGCCTTATTTTTATCTAAACCATGACTAATTATGTCTTGGGATAGTGCCTCTGCAACTAATAAACTATCGGTATTTGTACTAGATAATGAAATTGCTTTTGCATCAACTCCATATGAAGGTGACGCATACTCATACCCAAGTAGGGTATTTGCTAAAAATTCATAATCTGTAACATTTTTTACACCATCTTTAAACTCATATGATGATATAAGTATTTCCCATGAACCATATAATTTTCCTAAAGAAAACAATCTTCTAACAGCAGAAACACAATTTTCATATCTTTTCCATATACGATATTTCGCATAAAGACAAGGAAGATTTTTTATTTCCCCACGTACATCTACATCAGTATTTTTAATATAGACTTCTGTATGTGTACCAATAGATTGAGTACCAAATTGTATATCTCCATTTTCATCTTTATACATTTCATGACCACTGAAAGTTGGCTCGCCAAGTAAATTAGTTCTGTACAAAGCTTGTACTGGCATATTGATTAATGTTTGCGCTTTTTCTTCTGCGCCCTCGGAAGGAAGTAGTACACCATTTGCGTTAGTATCATCATAATAACAAATTCGTGATGTCAGCTCTAAATACGTCTTAGCTTCAGAGATTTCTACAACTTCACTTGCGAGACATATATTCTCTGTATTCACAAAGTAACTCCTTCCCCAAGTAGAATATTTTGTTTTTCAAATAATTCTTCTTGTAATTTTTTTTGTTCTTTTATATTTTCGTCTTCTTTAATATTAAAGACACCGATAACTTTTACATCATCAGTGTCTTTAGAAAAGGAGAGTTGAACCTTATTCATTTTGTTACAACAAGGACATTTAATAATAACATCTTTTATCATTTTGTCTTACCTCGTTCTTTGTCATAACTTTGTTTCGCTTCATTTTTTGAATTGGCAGGTCTACCACCTTTATTATCTACTTTATTATCAATTTCATCAGAATCCGATGAAGAAGTAGTATACGTTGAAGCTCTTGGATAAAATACTTTTGTATCAAAATTTTGCTCATTTTCTCTGATACGTTTTTCCTTCTCATCATTAACGTCCATACCAAGGAGATTAAGAGAAGATTCCATAGAACCACCAAAAATAGTATATAATGTAGTTGCCAAATCTTTCTTCATATCAAAATCAAGAGCTTCGCTATCTATTACCCTAACTTTTGGACAGTATTCATAAGATAATCCATTATCCGCAAGAACTTGTTTATACCATTTGAGTAATATATCTTCTAATTGTTCAGAAATAGTATTTATTGTTCTGAGCAACTGAGTAACAGAAATACTTGCCGTATTTACAGATTGACTACCTGAATCCATTAAAAATCCAATACCAAGTGCTGCTAAAACACGAGTACGATAATTATTTACTGTATTTATATCAGTAAGTTCAATTTTAGGTTCTACATAAACTATTTTTTCAACAGTTGGGGGAGTAGTAACAACTACAGTTGGTTGTTTCCATGCGCTCATAAAATTCTCATGAGCAAAACTCATATCATCAAATCCTTTTTTATTATAGTCTTGTCCCATAACTTCTTTCCTAAGAACCTGATGTATAATCTTTTTCGCTTTTGCTTTACTGTTAACTCGGTCAGCGTTATCAAAAGTACTTAACATATTTAAGTCTTTAAAAGCCCTAAATATAGGTGTCAATCCATATTGTCTATTGAGATTATTAATACGCATAACACCAGTATATCTAATATCTAATTTTGCATATTCTTCTTTATTTATAAAAGCTTCATAAACTTCTTGTGGATAATTTGCTTTTACTTCTTCTTCTATATTTTTGAAAAATAGTGCTTTATTCTTTTTGTTTTTTCGATATACTTTTTGCAGACGTGAACGAAGTTCTCTAATATTGAATAATATTACAGGATCACCATTTACATCATATGGCGAGATTTCACATACTCCAAGAGGGTAGAAATCAACTTTATATTTATTATTTTCATGTCTTAAATAACAAATAAAAGTTCCTTCTGTGAAAGTAGTTGGTATAGAATTTCTAATTAATCGCCTAATATTAATTGTTTCATTGAACTGATTAATAAAATTCTTTACAGTATCTAACTGTTTTACTTTATTCCTGCCAGATATTTCCTTATCATATGATAATTTATAATCGGTATTAATATTTGTAGTAATACATTCAACTGTTTTTCCAACAATACCATCTTCATTTATTTCTTGACGTACCGCATTATTGATTATTAAAATCTTCTTTAAATCACTTTGCGCACCATCTGCTAATTCATGTATATATTCAGGCGTTAATTTCTCAGACGATGAATTACCATCTTTTAAATATGCTGAATACTTTTGATTAGAAGCATCATAACTTGCGATAGAATTTAGTAACCACTCTTTACTTATTTCTGAAGAAGAAGTAACTATTTCTGTATCATCAATTTTTGAATGAATAAATACTTCATAATCTTCTTTATTTTCTGACATATTTCACCGTCCTTTCTTTTAATATTCTAATGGTGAAGCACATATTGGCGCATAAGAATAATCACTTGTAGGTTTTGACAATAAATCATGTTCCAATTGGTCTATAAAATATGAACCATATGAACAGCTAGTATATCTATCCTTTCGATTATTTCCTTGCTCATGTACTTTAATAACACCTGTTTGTGGGAGTCTTTCATATTGTAATTCTGCACATTCACTTATCATAAGCTGTGTTTGGATAAATGGCATTTCAAATTGAATTTGTGTGCTAACTTCATTTGTAGAAGTGTACTCTTGATTAGAAGATAATATTTCTTCTTTTGCAGTACTTAGATTTACTAGAAAATCAATTTTATTTTCCATAAGATTCTTACGGAATGCTATAGCAATGTCACTATTTAATGTTTGTGTGGCGTTAATAACATATATACATTCTTTGGCATTCGGATCTTGACAAACTTTTGCATAATCCTTATTATTCATACATTTTAATGGAGAGTATTCAATGCCACGTTCCTCATCGTATAACACCTTTTGAAGTGCATATACTATTTGTAATCCACCATTTCTTGCATCTATTACAATGTAATCACTATTAAAATCTTCATATAACTGTCTAATTCGGATTGCTTGAAGGGTAGTATCTCCAATCTGATTAGATTCAAGATATGGGTATTGTCTTCTATAACCTTGCCTAATCTCAACCGTATTATTCTCATCATTATATGTTGTTATTTCAGGTATAGCTCTAATGCAGCTATAAACTGAATTATCATTTTTATCGCCAGCAACGAAAGCAATATCATTTGAAACAACTCTTACTTCATTATCTAATTTAGGAATAGCATTTTTATTTTTTTTGTTATTCTTAAAATCAAGAGTTGTACGTGGATAGAATAAATGCTTTAACTTTTGCCTATTCAACAACATTGCATATGTAAAATATGATGATACAGAATCTCTTACCCTTAAATTAAGAAATTCAATTTTCCATGTAATAGGATCTTGTTTTTGCTTTTCTTTTAACATCTGTTTCATGGTTTTTAAATGATGTTTAAGAGTAATACTTTCATCAAATGTTAATAATATTGAACCATTATGTTTCTGCATACCTTTATAGGCTTGGTCTACAATATCCCACATCCAATGTCCATCATCTACCCAAGACGAACTGATATATATATCTACTGGATCTTCTTGTAAAATCTTGTTCTCACCATAAAACTTATCAAGCATATAAGGCTGATTTCTGACCGTCTGGAATGGTGAAATAACAGAGTCTTCGATTTTTTTATCAATCTGTCTAAACTCTTCTCGGCAAATTGCAGTACTTCTAAGACCACGAGCGTTTTCATTCGCTACAAATACTGTGATTTTAGAACCATTTTTAAATTTTACAAAGATATTATTATCACTTGTACTCCATTCTTTTATTTCAGCTTTTAATGGTTTGCTCCATTCACGCAACTCATCTATGATTTTGTCCGATACGATAAGTTTCGCCTGCTTTTTCGTAGAACTACCTATACGAAATTTTGTACCAGGATAAAGAATACATCTACAACAAGCATATAAAGCTATAATAAATGATTTTGCATCATTACGACTCGCTATAATACATATGAAGTTAGATACACCCATAAGATATATTGTTAATTGCTGATATAAATACAGATTAAGTTTCAGATAATCTTTAACAAATCTGTGCATATTTCTACGCCAAAAAGTACACCATGCAATCATATGCAAAACATTGTTTGGATTACTTAAATAATGAGTAGAAGGGAACTTTTTGTATAAACTTAATTGGTTTTTATCAGCAGGGTATTGGTTATTCATCTTCTTCACCACCACTATTTTCAGGTACGAAAAATTCCTTATCTCTGGTTTCGCTTCCTGTCATTATATTTTCCATTGGTCTACATACATGACGTTCAAAATAGTCACCAATTTCATCCCAATCTTCAAAAAGAGTTTTATCTTTATAAAATTCTTCTGGCGTATACTGTGAGATAGTAGCAAGAGTGACACCAACAGTTTCATTATTGCTGTTATCCTTTTCCTCAATAGTTTTTAATCCAGCTTGTTTAAAGGTTTTACTGTATTGCTCGGTAAGTTTTACATATTTATCAGAGTCACTATCTTTTAAAGCGTTTGTCTGTAACATCGCTAATGAACACAAGCTTTTTATAAATATTTCCTGATTGGCATCACAATTAGGGTTTTGACGCTTCAATATTTTATAATGGTCATCCATTAATTTATAATCTAATTCAGTAAATCCAACACCCCATCTATCAATAGCAGTATTAGTAACAGATATATCATCTGATTTAGTTTGTGTTTTTGATGTAATAACTTTGTTTTGTTGAGTTTCATAATCATGTTTAATTGTATCTATATAGGTTTTTCTACCATCACAATTTAGATTCTTTTTTGCTGCATAATGAGATATTCTACTTCTATCTCTATGTCCACTATATGTTTCCATAGAAGCAGCAAGAGCATTAAAATCATAATTCCATCCAGCTCTTTGACAAAAATCTTTCATAGCTAATTCTTCATTATTTGAATATAATGCTGTCATTTGCTCTGTATATCTATCAGTACATTCTTTGCACCACGGCAAATAACCATTATTAGCTTGAAATAAAACGTCATTACTTTTTTGAAAATAGCCATTTTGTTTTGAATAGCCTTTTCCACAACAAGTACATTTAAAATTATGCTTTTTTTCATCAAAAGGAGTAGGTGAACGTGGAATATTAAATTCAACATTTGTATCAATAATTGGAGTAGCATTCATGTTTTCAATTATTTTTTCTTTTTTTGAGTTACTTGGTTTTGGCACGAAACCACACCTCCTTTAATGTCAATTTCTTTCCAACATAAAAAAGAGCCACTTCTCATGAAGCGACTCTTCATTCAAAAAATTATCTTTCTCTAAGCTAAATGAAACTATTTTCATTACGACTTTATCAGAATAATCTGCGTAGTTGTTGCCTACGGATAATTTGTTAGGGCGGTAGTAAGTGTTGAGCTTACACACCTAAGTTTCGTATGCATCCAAAAAATAGGTTTTGGCATCAGGTTTACCGCATAGTAGGACGTGCGAGGATCGAACTCGCATCGCAGCCGTGAAAGGGCTGTAACTTCACCATTTGTCCAACGTCCCATAAACGACTCTATTGGGAATCGAACCCAAATCTTCTGATAGACAGTCAGGTATAATTACCTTTATACTATAGAGCCATAACTGACTCGGTGGGGCTTGAACCCACAACTTCTCGATTAACAGTCGAGTGCTCTACCATTGAGCTACGAGTCATTAAAAAATCAGCATAAAGCACTAACTAGCTGATATTGGACTGTACACATCCAGTTATTTAGAATAGAAAGTTAGACAATCCATTCATGCTTACTGATTATTCTCCACATATTTTCAGTCTTTGGAGTAAAGACCAATAGCGATTAGGGAATTAGTGTCAGTTTACGTTGACATAGGTTTTACGCTATTGAATGCCACCATTCAATATGTCTGTAAAGACGCAACCTAATCTTTGTATATATTTTATTATTCTCTGAATTAGACGAAGTGCTAGACAAAAGCTTCATCAGCATCTTCTACAAATCAGAAAGTGATTTTTGTTCTACTTGTTTTATTTCTCCATCAGCAAAATATTTTGCAAATTGTTCATCTGCATCAATATCCTTGTACACGGATACCATATCTAGTGAACTCCAACCGACTAGCATTTGAATTACATCATCAGGAAGACCGCTTCGGGAACAAGAAGTTGTAAAGAAGTGACGAAGACTGTGGAAATAAAAATCTTCTCCTAAATGCTTACTAAATGTATCAGCCCAGCTATCAAGAGTACTTGAATCCATAGGTTCATCTATATATTCTCCATTTACCTTTTTGGGAAATAACCATTCTGATTCAATTCCGTGTTCTTTTCTATAATTCATCCATAAATCAAAATATGGCTTAAACGGTTTTGCAAGTGTATATACCGTCAACATTTTACCCCTAGATCCTCTTCCTTTTGTTTGAATCTTTTCAGGAGTCTTATATAAAGAACCGTATATGATATTTTCATCATCGAAATAAGATACTTTAAATCGTGGTAACTCACTCTTACGTCTGCCACTAAATGCAGCTAATGCTAAAATACAAGCCTTGTCATATTTACCTTTTTCAACCCAATAATCAAGCATTCCCTGTACTTGTTCATCAGATAACACAGTTTTAGTAAATACTTTCTCATTTGCAGGATTTTCAATTTTGCGTATAATTGGTTTAAAGTTCTCATACTCATCGTCCAATATAGCTTCTACATAATTTGAAAGTGATGAAAGAGTAGATTTTACTCTACGCATTCTAGCTGGCGACCATTTATATTCGGTAAGACAAAAACTCTGATAACGAGCAATGTCTCTTTTAGATAAATCAATAAAAAATTTGTTGCCACAATGCTGAAGTAGATAAACCCAGAAAATGTAAAGGTCACGTCTATACGCATTGATTGTATTTGGGGATCTATCAACTGAACGAAGATAATCCAAAAAGTCATTTCCTAACTCTATATTCTCTTTATTGCACTGAGCCAATAACTCATCAGTAACAATATTGTTATGTTGTATTTTTCTACCCATTAAATCTCACTTCCTTTCGTATACAAAAAGAAGCGAGATAGTAGTGAACTAAATCGCTTCTCTAATTTATTTACTATGTAATTGATTTTAAATGCTTGCCCATTATACAAAAGCCTTACACTTTTATGAGAGTTTTATCACTCTTGACCACTCTTGAGATTCACGCAAGTTATTAACGATGTCAACTCACCGCCATATGCTCCTTATATGGATGTCCTTAATAGGAGAAAGATTTCTCTTTCTGGCAATAGTGACTTTAATAGGATTCGAACCTATATCCATTCCGTCAGTGGCTTTCACACTGGTGTCTGCGGTTTTACCTTAGATGCTTTAACCATTAAGCTATAAAGTCATACAAAAAGAGTGTGCAGCATACACCACACACTCTAAATAATCTAAAATCCAAAAGCCTTTAACATCTTCTGAATATCTTCATGACTTAACTCATCGCTAGAGTAGTAAGAATAACTCATATAAGAGTTGCCATCTGACCTACTAGCAGTAAATCCGTGAGCATTTCCATCTTCAGAAGTATGTAAATAAGTCTCATCATGTGCAGGACAGTTTTCGCAATTACCATCGCAGTCGCAATCATCTTCCTGACTAAACAGAATAACTTCCTTATCTTCATTTACACAATAATCAATGACATCCTGTTTAATATCACCATCCATATCAATATAAAAAATGTCTGTATTATCAAGGACAACATGATCCTCAATAGGTACACATGTGATATATCCATCATCATCGACAGATACGAGATATTCGTCAACTTCCATATAATCAACAAGGTCAATCTCTTTAATACTTGTCTCGTCAAGTCTAATAAGAATATCCAAAATATATTCAGCAATCTCTTTATTTACAACCACACCAACTGTTTTATCAGTATGATATAATCTATTGATATAAATAGAGATAATGTCATCAACTTTATCCTCAAGATCAATCATCTGAATGTCTTCATATTTATTTTTCTTCAAATATTTCACGACCTTTCAGATTATACATTCTTAACTGCATTCTTGAAACCTGTCAATGCATGGAACTTTGGACTCTTAGAAGCTGCTATCTCTAATGGCTCACCTGTTCTTGGATTTCTGCCTGTTCTTGCAGCTCTCTCAGATACCTCGAAAGTACCGAATCCTGCAAGAGATACTTTCTCACCAGATGCAACTGTATTAATAATTGTCTCAAGTACCGTATCTACAATAACAGCAACATCTTTCTGTGTAGCTCCGTCAATCTGTGTACTTACATTTTTTATTAAATCTGTCTTATTCATTGTTCAATTTCTCCTTTATTTTCCTTAATTTTATTTTGTAATATAAAAGAGGGTAGCGTCCATATAAGGTACACTCCCTCTGATAGTGGTTTCATTAATCAAAAAGACTAATATATTATCTAAAAGTGCAAAAATAAGCAAAAATGAATAATATATTAGTCGTATATTAATTGTAGCTGTGAATATCTGCTTTCACAATTGCTCCAAACTGAGCCGAACAGTGGACTACAATTGTCATTTAATTTAGTCAAGTTGTATGTCATATAAGCAAATCAGTCCATTATCATCTATAACCGATACTGTTTGTTCTGGTTTATTTGTCTTGCGAATTGACATCGCATATGCATCCGCACCTGATACACACCCTGACTGTATTACTTTTGTATCATATACTGTTTCCATAGCATTAGTATGTCTATGTCCAAGCAATACAATGTCTGGCTTAATATTGAACATCATTGTAAAATTCTGTACAACATTACTTGGTGAATCTTTATGACCATGAGCAGCAAATACATTGTTGCCACGAATATTAAACATTGCAATTTCTGACTCAATTGTATTATCACAAATAGTGATATTTTTTACATTCTGCATTCTTGCCTTTAAATAAAAAGGTAGCAGTATGTCCATATTTTCGCCATCTAAAGCTTCTTCCTTCTTAGGGGAAATCCTAGAATGGTTACCAGGTGTTGTATATACATAGATATGGTTAAAATGATTTGCTAATCTAATTAGCATAGCAGAAATCAACTCTGAAACATATTTGAACTGTTCCATTAAGTCCATATTGTTCTGCAATCGAAGATTATTATGAATAATTCCACTAAGAATCTCGCCAATTACAAGATAACAATTTTCTGATTCATGCATACCTCGAATATCTAAAATATCAGAGGTGAATTTTTCAATTCGTTTCTTTAAAATATCTTCATCAAAATCATTCTTCCAATTATGTATCTCAATTCCAGTATGAATATCTGTTAAATGCACAAGTAAATCTGTTGAACTGTTAAATAACGTATAATGTATTGGAATATTTATTGGTTCAACATTTTCACAGATAATTCTTTTAACCATATCAGCATACGATTCTTTACGAGCCTCCTGCCTAATGAGTTTATTATATTCAACTCTAGCATCAGATAGTTTTATTTTCTCTCGTCTTAATTCCTGAATTTTTACATCCAATTCACTATTCTCAGACACATTCTGATTTAATCTAGTCTTATATTTCTCATACTCACTTCTCATCTTACCTCCAAATGGAGTAGAAGAGGACTTGCGAATAGTGTCTGAGTTACAATTAATTCCATATTTATCCTTGATTTCTGACCAATCGTAGTCATTTTCACCATCAATTTTTGAATCAATATCTGTGATAATCTTGTCATATATTTCAAGAGTTAGTCCATATTTTGAAAGTTCTTCTTTGAATTTTTCAATATTAAACAATCATTCACCAACTCTCTATTACTCTTCATCGGACGGAACATCCAGCTCTTCATCTGTCTTTAATGCAACAGTAAAATCAATTACCTGATTCTTAAATGAAGTAAGCAGATCAGCTACCTTTACTTCCTGCTCCATATCATTCTCATCTGTGTATGTAATAGTAGTACAATCCTCTGAGAGTGTACCTGCCTTTACTGTTAATTTGTCTGTAGTTGTTCTTGTGAACTTTAATTTACTAGCTGCCATTTTTCAATCTCCTTTTTCTCCATAAAATTAAAAATTCCCACCAGAACATTTTCTGCCAGGATTGTAATACATTTGTTTACTTTTATTCTGTTTCACTTTGATATACTCACGAATCTTCCTAATATAATTTTCATCATAGCTTAATCTAGCATGTGACTCCAAATAATAGCATCCACAACGAGTAGGAATTTTATTTGATAATACATTGTCTATGAGCCTGTACGATGGATTAAGATTCGAGAGATGGGTATGCTTTTCTGTATCTTCTTTTCTACAGATACGAAAGCCATTTTCGGTCTTGTCTATATAAAAACCTCTATACTCAATTCTATTTTTCATAGGCAGAACCTACTTAACGTATTTATCTTCAATGTAACGCTTTCCACCACAAGTCTTGTAATATCCAATATGTTCGCCTCTGCGATCTACATATCCTCGTCTTGTGTTTCTAATTACACCTTCGGATAATAATTTTTCAATTTCATTTTTTGAAATGTACTTAATAATTTTCACATCCTTTAATTTATTTCCTACAAAGTAGGATAGTAGTGAGCGTGGAGGGATTTGAACCCATCGACACCGTGATTAAAAGTCACGTGCTCTGCCAAACTGAGCTACACACTCAAAATAAAAAATCCCATACCGAAGTATGAGACTTTATTTCTTTAGGCTGAGATATTTGACCTAATATATTACCATCTATTGTGGTTGGACACAATTTATCACACAGTCGATTAGACTGTAGGTAACAACAACACCAATTTTGCGAAAATTGGCAAACTCTTACCACAAAGCATTATAGATTTCCTTTCGATACATCGTCCCTTGCGAGGTTCAGAGAGTGCAAATCTCTTACGGTTGCGTCTACTTGTATTTTCTCATATAGTACCTTGCGAGTGCTATATGTCATCATATTGCAGATGAATAAGTTGTTTATCTCTTTGCGGTCATACACACTTTTGCTTGTTTTTCTATTAATTTTTTATCTTTAATATAAATATGCATTATATTTTCTTTATCAAAAGTATGTTGTAATTAATATTTCGCATAATATGAATGATGAGGTGTACATTTGACCATCTGTACCTTTTGAGTACAGCCCAATCATCACCATTCTGTTCGTCTTGCTATCGACTTGCTTTATTATTCTGTTCCTTGCTTTCGCATTAAGAAGCATTACAACAATCAATATCAGCACTTTTTCTTGCGGAAATCGCACCAATAAGACAGTAATCATACCCATGTTTCCATGTTAATACAGAGCGTTTTTCATCGCCCCTACCAAGCCATATCATTAGCAGTAGCCCTCTGATTTTAGGTTTGGTATAGATTATCTGTGTTTTCCGTCAAACTACTATGCGCAGTCGCAGTGTCTTATGCGAACTAAAGACATTCCTGCTTTATCCTTATTACTAAGTTTATTTTGAGTTTCAACAACTCACGATCCGAAACCGACCGTCCTACAAAAAGTAGGAGAGTTGCGGAAACAGGACTCGAACCTGCATACTCTTGGTTATGAGCCAAGTGAGCTTCCATTGCTCGTCATTCCGCTATAATATTTAAGAATTATCAGTGACCATACTACAAGAACTGTAGTACAGTCACCGATTATAGAAGGTAAGGTACAATGAATATGTACTTGATGTTTACATTTTATTATTCTCTGTTTTATCAGCCAAGAAAAGCTGATTTCATTGTTTTGTATTCGGGGCAGATAATGATACGTCTGCCCCTAGTATACTTTTTAAACTTGCAAGCCCTTACTTATTACACGCATTGGCAATAGCGTGGGAGTTTACTAACGCAACTCTGCGGTTTCTTCCCTCCATATTACACCCATTGTTAAAATCTCTGAAACCATTGATTTTGCTTGCTTTTTGTGAAAAATATACAACTTAATTCGGTAAAATTTATGCAAAAATACCTATGAAAAGTTT